ACGAAAACGAGCAGGAACTTGAGACACGCGGTTATCCGACTCAGTCGATTGGTCAGTTCCAAGCTGGCAACTTCCCTGCTCCCCCGACAGCTGCTGCTCCGCAAGCACCTGAGAATTTCTGGGGCACCTTTGGCGAGATGATGAATCGCGATCCTCAGAATGCCTGGCGCGTCCTGAACCAAGCTCAGCCTCAGACTGTTGCTAACAAATTGTTTGTGATGGAATGAAATGTTTAATCTAGCTGGTAAGTATGCAAAAGTAATTAGCGGAAATCCAGTAATGTCTGCAGTGGCTGGCGGCCTCGGTGCCGCTGGCCTTGCTACGTTAGGTAACGTTGTTACTGGACAAGCTCAAGAAGAGGCCCCTGGCCGCTTGGGAATGGAAGCCCTGGGAGCTGGCGCAGCCGGTGCTTTACTTGGCACACAGATTCCTGGTTTACGTAATCGTGCTACAACAGCAATGCGTAATCTTGGTGCTGTTGTAATGGAAAACCCTGGATCGCAAGCCCGTAAAGCAAAGATGTCTGCCAATGAAATTAAAAATTCGGAGGCTATTCGTGACATGCTTCGAGCGGCAGCTGCGGCAGGCGCCGATCCCTCCAAAGTGAGAGATCAATTCAAAACTGGGCTTCGAGGATCTCAAGCACTTGTGAATACGGCCGGAATTCCTATTGGTTTAACCATGGCAGGCGGACTTGGTGGCCTTGTTGGTGGCGGTATTGCCAATGCCGGTGATCTTGTTGGAATCCCTGGCTTCCAACAAGGCATGCCCGTTGATCCCGAGTCCTATGGATCCAGTAATTCCCCTGGCGCACGATACAAAGCGCCAACGATGCAGTACATGTAATTAAATAAATTACGGGCTGCTAAAATTTGTGTTAGATAAGACATAATCATGTCTGAATCTTTCACCTGACAACACACTTCCTGCGACACTGGAGGATAAAACAAAGTGTTTATTGATAACGACTTTCCAAAGATTTTAGGTGCGGAACTTTATCGTCCCCACCCTGCGTACATCGCTGAGATGGCCGTGGAGCCCGTGGTTGTCCACGACTTCACACGTCAGCCTGGCCAAACCGTTCAGTTAGACCGCTACAAGTTCTGGGGTACCCCTGGTACTAAGGACAGCCGTGAGCGTATTGCTGACCAAACGATCGGTACCGCTAACAGCCGTAACATCACCAAAGAGAAAGTTCTGGTGGTGCTTAAGGAGTACACTGGTCCTGCGGATCCGGGCGACCCGACTCAGCCCAGCACATTCAAGATTGCTCGGGAGACGCTGGTCACCGCTCAGCGCATGCTGCTGGATACCGGCAACCTGAATATGTTCCACCAGTCGATCGGTAGCCTGACGCTGCTTGACGACTATCGCCGCTGGCGTGACCGCGTGTTCATTGATGAACTGTCCAAAGCTGAAGCCAACGGTGCTGCTTCCACAACTCAAGGCGGTTACTACTTCGCTGGTAATAAGGTCAAGGATGCTTCCGGCCGTATTTCCTACACTGGTACTGAATACACCGCTGACCTGCAGCAGTTCCAGGTGCGTACCGACCTGCTGACCGTTGTTAAGGACCTGCGCAAGCGCAACGTTCCGACCTATGCCGATGGTCTGTATCGTTGTATTTGCGATCCCACGTTCATGATGCACCTGCGTCGTGACCCTGACTTCCGTGAGATCGCTCGTTACGCTGGTAATCCTGGTCAAGGCATGTACATGGGCAACCCCATGCTGCCTAACAACGCCAGCTTCTACCAAGGCCCCCAGGCTGGTCAAGCCTACTTCCTGGCTGGCGAACCTGTTATGCCGACTGGTGTGCAGTTTGAAGGCGTTAAGTTCTTCGAATCCACCAACTTCCCGATCAAGAGCATCAACACTTCCTTTGACGGTGGTTCTAACTATGCCGTAAGGGAAGCTGCTCAAGGCTACTTCTTCGGTCCTCAAGCGATTGGTGTTGGTATCGGTGGCCCGAACGCCCAGGTGCTTATCAACAACAACGACGATTTCAGCCGTTTCATCATTCTTATTTGGCAACTGTACGCCGGTTTTGAAATCCTGAACAAGGACTTTGTGACCACCGCGTTCAGCTTCGTGCAAGATGACGGTAACATCTGATCAATAACGTAAACAACTAACAAAAGGAAAAATAAATGACCTATTTGTCCGCTAAAAAAATCTTCCCAGGCAACTGGGCAGAACCCCTGAACGGCTGGTACAAGAACATTGACTCTGTTGTCGAAGGCGGTAGCGCTCTCGACAGCTCCCTTGGTGGCCCTACCTCGGTCCTTGCTCTGCCTGGTTACCGTTATTTCCAGCAGCGTGGTTATGTCGCAGTGACAACCACCTCTGGTGCTGGTAGCGTTAACTCCGCTGCCGTGATCGTTCCTTCTCCCTATCGTCAGGATGACACTCGTCCCGACATCACGGGCATGGTGATCTCTGGTAGCAGCACACTGCCTGCTTACGTGTACCGCACTGCCATTTCGGTTGCCTCTGGTTGGGGTGACGGCCGTGTTGCCTCTGGTGTGTATGCCGCTACCGGTAACGTCATTTCGTTCGGTCGCAGCAACGGTGGTGCACCTGTCGCCGCTTCTGGCGTGGGTGAAGGCGTGATTCAAGCCAACCTGACTTCCACTGTTTCCGGCCTCCAAGCTGGCGAAATCTACTTCGCTGGCGGCACTGCCGGTTATGGTACCAACGCCTTCCTGACCGCTACTGGCGCCGCTGGTGTCTCTGGTTCTGTGGTGAACTACCCGGTTACTGCCTCGACCACGATGCGTGTGTTTGCTAAGGAAACTGCAAACTCCACCACGACTTCCGGTGGTTTCTACATCTCCAGCGGTGACGCCGCCGCCGGTCGTGTTGGTTACCTGGTTGTGGAAACCTGCTACGTCCAGCCTGACATTGCCCCTGGCTACGAAGACATCGAAGCTTACCTGCTTGGCCGCACTGTCAGCTGAATAAGCTAAACTAGGACCAGAATTAACATCTGGTCCTTATGCTTTACCAGCACAAAAAAACTGGCGCTCGCGTCAAAGTTGTTAGTGAGTTTGATAATGGCGATTGGTTCATGGTCGAAGATCAGGACGGTCGCCTTTACACCGCTTACAACTCTGAACTTATCCCAGATGAAGAGGCTACCAAAAAGGTAAAAACTCTTCAAGTCAAAGATAAAGCAGCCAAAGAGGACCCACGGGATTTCCCCCCTGATCACCGTTTAAATGTCAATTCCGCTACCGCACAAATGCTTGCGGATCACATTAAGGGAATTGGCCTTAAAACAGCGCGTGAGATTAAAGACCTTCAGATGTCTCTGTCGGGTGAAAGATTCAATAATCTTGAACAGCTGAAGCAAATCAAGCGTGTTGATTGGAATGCGGTCCTGGCGGCCGATTTGATTAGGGTTTAATTTAAATGCATAACTCAAACAAGAGGGGTTTCAACCCCTCTTTTTCATTAGTTCATTAAATTTTTGCTCATTTCTTGTCTTTATGTGATGACAAGTTCCACAAAGAACTTGGCATTTTTGAATTTCTTTCTCCAGTCTTTTTTTGCTTAACGTGCCGCCCCTGCCGATGTTAAATTTTTTATCATAAAGATGATCAAAGTCAAGGCCTTCTGGGTGATCTTTGTATCCGCAGCAGGCGCAACCTTGGCTCACTTTTAACTCGTTCATCCAATTTCTGTTTTCTATGGAAATGCGTTGGCTTCTTTTTTTGTCATACGCTTTCTTGTGGTTTATTTGCTCAGGGCTTGTCCATACTTCCAGGAAGGTGCCGTCTTGTTTTATTTTTTTAAAATTGTAACCAGTGAACATAAAGCCGTCTTCTCGGCGATCCCCGTGCTTAAAGGCCTGCCCCGTATCCGGATTAATCCTTTTCATTCCAAAGCAGCAAAATAAAACTATAGCACCTGAAACGTTTTATTGGCGTACTTGCTGCTGATTTAATTCGCGTATAACTATCTCCACCAAGCCCCTGGGAAACCAGGGGTTTTTTAATCTTACAATGAAGAATAAAACGATACCATGGCAGGCATAACATACTTAGGACAGGTGGGTTCTACCGGAGTATCAACCGGCCCCCATAAGCATGTTTATGTTAAAGATCTTTCGACAGGACAATATATTGATCCCTCTACTATTCGTTCTGCTTTGGCTGGTGTTCGCATTGGCGAGCAAAGAGTCCCAGCACTGATTAAAAACAAAGAAGGCAAATATGATTTCAATCCACAAGCTGGGATCAGCCTGACTTCCAAGTATGGTCCGCGCAGTGCCCCAACCAAGGGGGCCAGTTCGTTTCACCGGGGGGAAGATTGGGCTCTTCCAGAAGGAACTCCGGTTTATTTTGAAGGCTCTGGTACATACAAACCCCTTGCTAATCAAGGTGGTTACGGCAACCTGGCAGCATTTACCACAGGAGATAACAAATACGAACTTGGTTTCGGACACATGAAATCCCTTGGCAAAGCCGGGGCTATTGCATCAACTGCACCAACTGCAGCACCGACTCAACCGCAAGGGGGCACAGATTCTCGAGCTGACGACATCATTAAAGCATTCATGTACGGCGCTCAGTTGCAGGGCAGAGAACCAGAAAAACCCAAGAAAACAATACAAGACACGCTTAAAGAACAGTTGGTTGGAGGTTTAATTTCACAAGCACTCAACCCCATGGGATTCCTGGATTCCTACAGAACAAACGATCCGTTACTTATGGGTCAATCCAGCGCCACATCAGATTATCTCAATGGCCTGTTTGGTTGATTACTTGCTTTTATAATTGAAAGACAACGACACGTAGAAGTGCAGTTAAGCGACTACGACAAAAGTAGAGTTCGTTACCACCTCGGTTACTTTACTGTTTCTGTTCCGGCTGGCGATTACGCCCGCCTGGAAGAAGCAATGAATACCGTGCCGGATTCGTATTTTTACGACAAGCTCGCTATTCAGTTGGGTCGTTGTGACACAGCTGAAAAGAAAACTGAAGTTGCTACTTCTCCTTCTACGCGCCTCGAAAGCATTGCTGGTGACGTTGATCGTACCATTAGATCCAGTAATGCCAAAGAAGCCTTAAAGGTTTGGGATGAGATTTATCTCTACGAAACAAACCGTTTAGCCGGCATCCTTTACGTTCCAAACTACAAGGATCCGTTCCAGGCCAGATACCGTTACGAACGCTCTGGTGCTGAATTCATCCAGGCATTACCTGGACCTGCCGACACCGCAGTTGGTTCCCGTATTTATTTACATGAGGTTTGGCGCTAATGATTCAATTACTTGGACCAGCCTTGGCAGGTGCACGCGCCCTTGGCGGTGTAGCTCAAGTCGGACGTTTTGCAGCAGGCTTAGGTTCTCTTCTCGGAGCTGGTTTGACTGCTGATGCGGCACGACGCACTACTCGTGTTGGCAGTATTCCACCTAAAGATAAATTTGGCGAGTCTTATCGTGATGCTGAGTTACGATTAGGAAATCGTGGCGGCAGTGGTGGTAACGCAGGTTATTCAACATCTACTGGCGCTCCGCAGGGGACTTTTTCCCCCGCAACAGAACGTGCTTACCAACAGGAAGTTTCTCGTGTTGCCCAACTAACTGCACAGGACCCTGAGCTTCAACGTTACGAAGCCGCTCGCCAGAAAGCCGTTGCTGCAGGCCCTGGTTCTGCTGCCGAACAATCTGCAGAAGATATGGGTATGCAGATGTGGGCTAAAGCTAATCCAAAACTTGCGGCAAAAGTTAAGCCGGGTCAGTCAGGCTACGACGCCATTCAGCGCATGCAAGGCGTAGGTCAGATGGGTTCACCGTTGAACTTACCGTTTGACACCAGCTCCCCCCTTGGAACTACGCCCCCTATTTCTCCTGCGTCTTATGATGCTGGCAAGGTGGCCCAAGGATTAGGTCTTTCTACTGTGCCGAGGAATGCCTTTGCTGGTGCCTCTGCGGCTCCTTATGCAGGCTTCAGTCAGGGCCCCACACTTCAGAGCGCTCCCTTAGGCTTCCCCTCAGAAATGCCCAGTGCCTCATACGCAGGCGCAACAGGCATCCAACCAATGGGGTCCGCTGTTGATAAGTTTGACCCTAAGGGGCCAGAGGCCCAAAGGCTCCTGGAAATGTTCAAGGACTCCATTTTCACTACACAAAAGTAATACCCTGGCATTGCAAAGCATGTAAGCCCAGCCGACTGGACACGAATCTTTTGATTCACGGGGGCCAGTGTAGTTGCTTTAAACCCATGATTCTCTGCCCAAAATTTGTTAAACGAACCCTGACCTACCTGGCATCAACACTGGTTCTTCAAACAGTATTTATCCCTGGTCTCAGAGCAAGTTCAAATTGGGTAGGAGATTGAAAAACCTAAAGCCATGGCACCAGTACGCGTTGGAACACTAAAACCAGAAGACAGGCAAGCTGTATTCTCTTCAGCAAAACGGCTTGGCCTGGATCCGTACGAGTTTGGTGCGCTCATTCACCAAGAGTCTGGATTCCGCCCAAATGTTTACGGTGGTGCCGGTGGCAACTATTACGGATTAATTCAGTTTGGCGGCCCAGAACGCGCAAAGTACCTAGATAAATCCAAGCTTGGTAACTACACAATTGCAGAACAAATGCCTGCAGTTGAGCGATTTTTACGTGACCGTGGTTTTCAGCCTGGAAAAATGGGTATTGATCGTGCGTATGCCACGATTCTTGGCGGCAATCCAAATGTTTCTTTGACAGCAAAAGATTCGTTTGGTACTTCTGTTGCCTCCTCGATCCCTAAATTCAAATCTGGAGGCTCCCTCTATAAGGCTGCACAAACAACCCTGGGAGACCCACTGACACAGCCTACTCCTGTTGCCGCCCCACAACAAATGGCTAGCGGCCAACGTTCTGTAGAAGAAATTTTGTCTTCTGCTTTACAGGGCGCAGCAAAGCCAGAGTTAAGCAAAAGGAACTCTATCGCTGACGCGATGAAAGAAACAGTGCTTAAATCACTGCTTCCAGACTTGTCGGGACTACTTAATCCCTTTGGCTTCCTTCAGTAATCACAATGTCTCGTTTTTACAAATACTCTGAGTATGATTACCTTCCAAGCGAAGCCTTGAAAGTTGGGATTGGCGATAGTTTCCTCTCAGAACCACAAGCCGAAACAGATTACCTAGCCGCTCAGAAATTTAAATTTCAACCAGCGGAAGACGGTAATCTGTTCGGTCGTTTCCTTGCATTGCAAAACAATCCCAATGCCTTGGTTGAATCCAAGATGAAATTACCTGCAAATTTCCAAGCCTTTATGGCGATGTCAGGCATGGGTGGTTGACGTTAGGTATTCTGCCTTGGCTTTACTTGTGGTTTGCCTTTTGCGTCGTGCCTTTCTTTGGAAAACGCTTTTTCCAAAGGCCAATCATTGTTGAGCCGTTTTTGCATTGATTGCGGGCTGATGCCAACTTCTTTTGCCCAATCGGCAATGCATTGAGTTTTCCCGTTAAACGTGTAAAGACGTGTTGCACGTTTTCCGCCACGGTTGCGAGTCTGTTCTTTATGCGTGGCCCAGCGGCAATTTTCTTTACAATAGTTTTTGTCATTGTCTATTCTTTCTAACTCCATTTCAGGGCTTGGCTTTGGCCCCATGTCAGTAAGAAAATTTGTATAAATTTCCCATGATGGATCATACGTAATACCACGGCCTCCATAGCGGGCATAAGAGCCATGGTTTAAATTATTGCAACGAGACTTCATTGCGTTCCACGAGCAATATTCCGAGTCTTGATTTTTGTACCCACCGTGCTTGTAGCTGCCACAGCCTTTAGAACAAAAAACATAACCACGTTGCCTTACCCGAGCCCGGCACGTAGCCCCAGCCATGCCAGAACGTTCAAAAATTTTGCCACAATTCTTGCAAGTAAAAACAGTTTGGACCATTAGAATAAAGGGAGTTTCTCGGGGACCCTATCAATATAACAGAGATAGGGTGTTAAGTCTACTTTGAGCTCGACATCTACAAACAAGCAGCCACTGTTGGTTGATAGGCCCTTATTTGATTCGGTGCGTGTTACAACGCAAACCGTTGGTAGTGCAGCAAGTAATACTTTGTTTGTACAAGGTGGCCAAGCGCCTTCCATCTTGGTAGACATGGATGCCTCACTGAGCGAAGACAATAACAGTGGCGGTGTCATTGATTCCATCACGATCACACGCAACGACTTTTATCGCGGCCCCGACTACACAGTAAATTCCACAACGTCAGGAACACCAGTCTCCCTGGTTAGCGGACAGATTGTTTTTGTATCCGCCACAGGTTCCCTCACTGGTGCTGGCGCACCATACAGTGGTTACGGCTATTACACATACACTGGTTCTGGCACACTGACAGGCGTCAACAGTGCATTGAATTATTCGGGCGGTACTACGTCTGGTTTCTTGTACAACGGTATTGCATACGGGAATCAACCCGCTGCTACCTTTGTCTTTTACCAGACACGTGGCACAACCACACCAATCCCTGGCTCTGGTGACTACAAAGTGTTATTCGCCAAAACAATCCCCGCAAACAGCGGTGTGGTTGACTGTTCGGATGTGATGCCGCAACTGGCAGTTCCCAGTGTGAGCGCAGGCAATACCAACGGCCTTGGTACTACAGCTCCACTGCGTAACAAAGGAATTTACCTTGAGCGTGGCGACCGTGTTTACGTTGGCGTGTTCCCGGATGGTCCCAATAGTTCTGGTTACATCCCAGGTGCGCACGTTGCTGCGCAAGGCGGCTTCTTCTAATCAATGCCAAAAAAATTTGGTGGTTCGTTTGACGGTTTCAGCAAGCAACGAGCTTTTGAACCGCCAAAAGTAAAACCAATTACAACAGAGTTTTCACAGGGCAGTGTCCCAAACTCTTTTGCGGCTCTCGATCGGGAGTCCTCTTGGGCGCGTTGGCGCCGTGGCTACGAGCTGGCCACAGCATCAGTAACGGACACGTCATACGAATATCCATTCTTATACCAAGTACCGATCCCACAAGGAGCAACATCAACACCTGGCTCTAACCCACCAGTATTACCTGGTATCTTCAAAGGTTTCCCAACAGTTAACAAAGAGTTTGGGATGCACTGGTCCGGGATCCGGGTCGCAGGAAGTCTACGGTTTGATAACATACGCAACACTCGCGTTACCAATCCGTTCTATTGGCATGCTGCGCAATTCAACAACTATGAAAACATTGGTCAGTGGTTTGATCCGCAATTTTACATAACCACAAGAACTGCTTCGATTGCTTCCGTTACGGAAGATGATGAATATTGGTATGTCCAGTTGGCCGGTGATTGGAGTACACAAAATCCATTACCACCTCCGCTATACGTTGCACTCCCAGGAGTACCAGGGGGACTCAAGGCAATTAACGGTGAGATCTTAGAAGATCGAATTATCACTCAGAATGGTGTGCCGATTACCAGGGATACGATTGATCCGTTAACACAGAAGCGCTACGGATACGTTCAAGCCATCTTGGTAGACACTAACCCATTCACCGGTGTATTGACACTTCGCAAGCGTGGTTCCGTTGAGGCAACCCCAGATCGAGCACTGGTTACTCCTGCTACCAGGCCGCCAAACGTGGGGCGTTTCTTCATGACGGGTACGCGTTACTGCTGTTCTTGCCAAGATTTCACAAGGCGAGATTATGCATTCATGATGAATCTAAAAGATTCCAACCGTAGGTGCTTCCCTAGAAATAGCATCGGCAACGTGAAGCCTGGTCGCAAGGAAATCATTACGCTCAATGGTCTCGTCAACAATAATGCAATGACACCAGGTAATGTCAATCGTGGAATGCAGATTGTTGCCCCTGCACCAGAATATAATGTTCCACCAACTATCACACCAAACGCGTCGGTAGTAGAAGGTACGACCAGGGACAGTCCTGGTTTGTTTACAGACTTTGGCTCTGTTTACTTAAGAGGTACAGATCCAGCATTACCCGGTGCAAAATCAGATGGCTTGCCAACTTACGCCGACTACTCCACGGTAGGAAATGAGTTGGTCTCCTTGACGGATACGTGGACACCAGTCTTAGATGAATTTCGGTATTGCAAACATGTTTACGCAATGCGTTTCAAGGAGGGCGTATTCCCGCCCGAGCCGTCAGATGTTCCAATAAGCAACGGCAGCTTGGTTGAATGGGAACAACAACTTGTGGATACAAATGAAAAAAACCAAGAAAGAATCAGTGTCGAACTGGCCAGGCACGCTTTTTCTTACATGGATGTACCACCCTATAACTGCCAAGCGCCGATGATGATGCCAATGATGCAAAAGTTGTTTAACGTACCGTCTACCTTTATTCGCATGCAAGGCTTCTCAATGTTTGACAAGGAAGGAAATCTGTATATTCCTTCTCAAGGCGGCATGCCCGCAACTTAAGCAAATAGATTAAAATAGATTATTACGGTAGGTAGGCTGAAATGTTACTGCTGACTTCCACGTCGGATGCTGTTCGTATTGTTACTTCGGCGGCAACGAATGTTGAAGTTCATGCTGCGTTTGCAGATAACAACAGCGGTAATGTGTCCGCCGGTAGGCTTGACACCAATATCACAACTGCCACAACAACTACAATTGTCGCTGGTCCCACAACCTCCACTATTCAGCGCAACTTAAGAACCTGTTTTATCAAGAATGATCATCCAACTTTAAGCAACAGTATTACCATCAATCACACTGATGGTGCATTAACAACCACTGTGTGGACTGGTTTGCTTCTCGCTGGCGAATCTGTGGTCCTCAATGAGAACGCAGATTGGGTTGTATACGATTCCGCCGGTTTGGCGAAGGTCTATACAATGATTGGCCCGACAGGTCCCACTGGCCCTAGTGGCGGCCCCACCGGTCCTACTGGTCCCTCTGGTACTACAGGCCCCACAGGTCCAAGTGGCCCTACAGGTGCGAGCGGCATACAAGGTGTCACTGGTCCACAAGGCGCAACTGGTATTCAAGGTATTACCGGTCCCACAGGCGTAGCTGGTCCTACAGGTGTCACTGGAGTTACCGGCGCTACAGGCCCCATTGGTCCCACAGGTGCCACAGGTATTCAAGGTGTAACGGGCGTAGATGGACCCACTGGTCCCACCGGTGCCACAGGTATTGACGGCCCTACTGGTGCCACTGGTGTTCAAGGTATTACTGGTCCAACAGGTGCCACTGGCATACAAGGTCCCACTGGTATCCAAGGAGTTACTGGAGTAACGGGCGCAACAGGCATTGCGGGTCCTACCGGTGTCACAGGTGCTACCGGAGTTCAGGGCATAACTGGTCCCACGGGTGCTACCGGTGTTGCAGGAGTTACCGGCGCCACTGGTACGCAAGGCGCTACAGGTGCCACTGGAGCCACTGGCGTACAAGGTGCCACAGGCGTTGTTGGTATCACAGGTGCAACCGGCATACAGGGCGCTACAGGTGCCACTGGTGCCACGGGTGTACAGGGTTCCACTGGCGCTACAGGCGTACAAGGTGCCACGGGTGTCGGCGCTACAGGTGTTGCCGGTCCCACTGGTGCCACAGGACCACAAGGTTTTTCTTCCAGTCTCTTTAAGTATTCCGCAAAGACAACAATTACAAGCGGAGATCCAGGCGCAGGTTTTGTAATTTGGAACAACGCAACACAAGCAAGTGCAACGCAAATCAACGTTAGCCATTTAACAAGCGATGCGATTGATATCGATATCTTTCTTGCGCAAGTTTTCAATACAGAAATTATTACAATCCAGGACCAAGGCTCCAGTTCTAATTACCAAACATGGAAAGTTAACGGCACCCCAACGAACGTTAATCCTGGCACGTCAACCAGCTACTGGACATATCCGGCAACTTTAGTTGCATCCGGTGGTACAGGCTCGACAAACTTTGCGAATAACCTAGCTGTATTCTTAGCGTTGGTTAGCGGACCACAAGGTGCCACCGGGCCAACTGGTGCCACAGGTGTAGGAATAACCGGCGCTACAGGAGTTGCTGGAACTACGGGAGCAACAGGTGTTCAAGGTGCTACAGGCGTTGCAGGTGCTACAGGTGTAACAGGTGTTACCGGTGCGACTGGCGTACAAGGTGCGACGGGTGTCATTGGAATCACCGGCGCCACAGGTGTTCAGGGCGTAACAGGTGCCACTGGAATCACGGGACCAACAGGCGCTACTGGTGTGGGAATCACAGGACCAACAGGTGCCACTGGCGTTATTGGCCCCACTGGTGTTACAGGTGCCACAGGAGTGATAGGCATTACAGGAGCTACTGGTGTAATAGGTGTATCAGGTGCAACAGGGGCTACCGGCCCTGCAGGCGTAACAAAATATGGTGATATTCTTGCTATTCACTACGGCGCAGCAATGCCCTAACATTTACTTTTACCCGCCATGCCCGCTAACACTTCGCCAATTTGGACGTTAACCCCAAACGTCGGCTTTGCAGATATTACAACTACAACTGCAAACGTTAACACCACTGCCCCTGGCACCATCGGGACCAACTGTTTCTTAGCATTTACATCTGGCGCAGACGGTTCTTACCTTCAAAAGATTCGTTTTTCTTTTGTTTCGACCACAAGTGTTATCTCTTCAGTTGCCACAACACTGCAGGTGTATTTATCTACAATCAACACTGGCGCGACATCTACCGCAAACACTGACTTAATCGCCCAAGTCCAGGCTGCAGCGCAGACAGTTTCAGCGGTAACAACAGCGCCTTACCAAATTGAAATTCCTTTGAACTTTGCAATCCCTACTGCTAGGTATATTCTGGTGACTCAATCAGTTGCGCAAACAACTAACGCCAACTGGCAAGCGATGATAATCGGAGGCAACTACTGATGCTTAACGTATTCAATGTCCCAAAACCACAAAACGGTTTTGTCGACGTATTCCCAGGTTTTGCAAACGCCAACACACAGTGGGTTCCCTGGGAGAAACCGGCAGGTATTGCCATGGTTCGCATCGTCTGCATCGGCGGCGGTGCAGGTGGTGGCAGTGGTTTCCCCAGCGCAACTGTCACTGCTCGTGGTGGTGGCGGCGGTGGTGGTAGCGGTGGCATTACCACAGTAGAAATCCCGGCTCCTTTACTGCCAGACATCCTGTACGTCTCAGCAGGCATTGGTGGTAACGGGGCTGCTTCTTCAACCACTGTCGGCCTCCTTGGAACCGCTGGCATACCTTCTTACGTTTCAATTGCTCAATCCACAGCAGCTATTTACACCGTTTGTTTTGCCAACGCAGGTGCTGCAGGTACAACTGCGGCTTCTGCTACTGTTGTTGGTAACGCTGGTAACGCAGGTGCTGTTGCAACAGTCGCTGGTACTCTACTTGCCGGATTAGGTACTTTCGTTGCTTACGCTGGACAGGGCGGTGCTGCCGGTGGTGCAGTCGCTAACGGTGCAGGGGGAAACATCACATACCCAACGACCGGACTACTTCTCTCCGGCGGTGCAGGCGGTGGAGGTGGCTCTACTGGTGTGGGAGGCAACATCAACGCACCAGCATCTCAGACCGCTGTCTTGAACCTATTTCCAACGTTGAACGGTGGCGCGGCAGGCGCTACGGCTGGCAACGGCTCTGGAGGCCATAGTCGCCAAACTCCCCTACTTTCTACCGGTGGATCAGGCGGTGGCTGCAACAGCGGCAACGCACTTGGCGGCTACGGAGGTGACGGCGGTTTAGGTTCCGGTGGTGGAGGCGGTGGTGCTGGTGGTACCACAGGTGGAAGTGGCGCTGGTGGAAAAGGTGGCGCAGGCCGGGTTCTAATCTATTCTTGGTAGACGGAATACAATTAGTTCCTTCACCGTCATAGCGTTTGTTGACAATGGCAAAACCTCGCCTGCATCTGATTGGGATATTTCACACACAGGCAACCAGTCAATACTCTCACTGTGCATTTACTGGTAAGGCTTTGCGTTTTCCCAAGATGATGCAGGCGTATGGCTATGACGTGATCGAGTACAGCAACGAAGGAAGTGAAGCTGGCGCAACAGAGCACGTACCAATCCTGACCGAGAAAGAATTCAAGAAGTTTTACGGTAATCGGAAGAAAACCGACTTCCATGGCAACGATGCAACCATTGGCAGCGAAGGGCATCAAGCATTTGAAGAACGCTTGATTGTCGAAATGCGTAAACGCCTGGAGCCACATGACATTATTTGTCATCCCTTCGGGCACGCCCATCAAATTCTCATGGAGAAGTTCCCCACTCATCACCATGTAGAAACGGGGATTGGGTATCCGACTTTGATGCCGAACAGTTTTCGAATCTTTGAGTCGTACGCCTGGATGCATTACCACCAGGGACAAGAAAAAAGGCAAGGCAAAAACTACGAATGGGTTGTGCCTAATTACTTTGAATTGTCTGATTGGGATCCTTGTTACGAAGAAGGAGAATATCTTGCATTCCTTGGACGCATCTGTTCGGTCAAAGGGATGGACACCATTAAGGAGTTGGCAAGCCACAGTCCATGGCCAATTGTCATCCACGGTCAAGGTGATCCAACCCCCTGGAGCCATCCGAACATTAAGTACGGCGGTCCGTTGGTAGGTCGTGAGCGGTCTGATTTCTTAGGTAAAGCACGTGCAGCTTTGATGCCAACTAATTTCACTGAGCCATTCGGCGGCAGTGGTGTAGAAGCAATGTTGTGCGGCACTCCGTTAATTGCAGTTGATTACGGAGCATTTACTGAAACCATTATCGAAGGTTACACAGGTTTTCGCTGCCATACTCTCCAAGATTGGATTGACGCTATCCACGCAGCTGGTGACCTCGATCGTGAAGTAGTTGCAGCCACTGCTAGGTCACGTTACAGCTTGGAAACCTGTGGAGCAAAATATGACAAGATCTTTAAAACAATCGATGCCCTTCACCACGCGGGTTGGTATCAGTTACGAGAGCCGTCCAGGATTGACTACAATCACCTCGATGCCGAAGAACGTCCATTTGCAAAGCGACTCACAAGTTGGATTGGGGAGAATCTTCATCCCACACACGTACTAGATCTTGGTTGCGGGCCAGGTACTTATGTTGATTGCTTTACTGACCTTGGAATTGATTGCATTGGTTACGACACTGATTTGCGTGTCGAGAATCAAGATCGCCTTCTTTGCAAGAGTCTTTTTGATCTTGAGCATTCTGCACCTGTCGTCTTATGCATGGAAGTGGCAGAGCACATTGATGGGTCCGAAAATCAGCGGATTGTTGACACAATGCATCAAGCACTGGAACCTGGCGGCGTGTTAATTTGGACCGCCGCTAAACCAGGCCAAGGTGGCGTTGGTCACATCAACTGTCAAACCAAAGACTATTGGGAACTACTACTTGAAGATACAGGGTTGATTCGTGACCGGGAAACTGAAGCCCAATTAATTTGCTTTATTGAGAAGGGTTATCATATGGGTTGGTTCCTTCAAAATCTTTTGGTGTTTCGTAAGCCATGACCAACACACCAGGCTTTGGCGATGTTGTTGACTCCACTAAAGCTCCAAGTGAAGAACAACTCACACGCCGTCAATATGGATTCAGCTCCGTTTATTACGACGGATCTCCCACTGTTTACAAAACTGGAGATGTAGTCAACTTGCCCTACGAGGCAAATGAACTATCCTCCATGGAATCACTTGGCCTTGCTTGGGCAGCATACGCAGAAGGCATACTGCCCGAAGACTGATACCTTAAGCTGCCGTAGCAGCAGCCTCCAGTTTGTGAAGGTGCTTACGTACTGCTGCTACGTTCCAGCGATAGGTGTCGCGTGAACGTGTATCAGGAAAGGCAGCGTAGTGAGGGCCAAGCTTCAGTGTGCCATCATCGCGGTACTTGAAGAGAGTCTTTTTATCAATGCCGAGAAGTTCTTCGGCTTGTTGGACCGTGACCCAACCTGGATGCTTAGCCATAAAAAGGCATATGCTTGCCTCTGTACGTTATGGGTCTCAGGCAGATCGTCAATGGATTTAAGCAAGATTTCATCTCTTTGTTTACATTGGTCTACATGTCCTGAAATTAGAATAAGTTAACGGCAACCGAAGAGCATGTTCAACTGTGAGCAGGAACCCCTTTCCCTTCTCCTTGAATTAACTCCTAAATTGGCCAAGAAACGTTACCGTCAATCCATATACGATGCGTGGGACCACAAGTGTGGTTATTGCGAGGACCAAGCTACATCCTTGGATCACATTGTCCCAAGGTTTCGTTCTGGTTCCAGCAATCGGAACAACCTTCTGCCTTGCTGCAAAAGATGTAATGCAAACAAGGCTAGTTCAAAAATGGAAGAATGGTATCCACAGCAGACGTACTACACCGAAGTAAGGATGAACAGGATTGAAGCCTGGATACACCAAGAAATTATTGACCTGTTTACTTATAATATTGAGACGGTACCAGATACATTTGCTGCTGGATAATGGCATTATCTTACGATCCAACAAACAAAAAGTGGAATCTGGCACAGGAGAAAACAGACTACCAAACTAATTTTCCAACTAATCTAGAGAACTCAGGCACGGTAAATCTTTGGGTAAAAACTGGAACGTCTTCGTATGTTATCAAAGGACAAAATTATTACAATACCGTCGTAACCGACACTGCGGCTCAGTCTTCGTCGCCGGGGCCTGGCTGGATTAGCGCAGGGTCGGTACCAAGGGACAATATTACCGATCAAAGCGTTAGACAAGCAATTAGCTCAAGGTTTGGAGGGCTAGACAGTCTTACTTATTTACCAGCAACTCAAGCATTGCGCGATAAAGCTGCAAGTACGGCAACGACTTACCGAAACAACGAACAAACAAACAACTTAAACACACAAAGAAACCAAGAAAATACAGCTCTAAACACTGAGAACACAAGCAAAAATAACGCCTACAATACCGTCCTTGCAACAGCTAATTCAACTCAAGGGGGAGACTATGTTACGCAAAGGGAGCAAATTAGAAAGCTCCAGGGTATTAGTGATGTAACTAAATCACAATTAGAGGATTACTTCAAAGCTTTTTACTCAACTGAAAAGCTACAAACCTGGGATGCAAACCTGGGGGCAAAACCGCAGTACGGTGACTTTGATCCAAAGTACTACAAATCAATCAATCCAGATGTAGGGCAAAAGTGGCAAGCCGCAGTTGCTAATGATGATATTGACATTACCCAAAGGTATTCTGAAAACTCTTATTACCTTCAACATTACACATCTCAAGGGAAGGCGGCAGGGATGCGTGGCAATGCCGCAGAACAAACAACAGCAGCAAACCAATACCTGGAACGCAAGCCAACCGATGCCGACATTCAGGCTGCCCGTAGCCTCCAGCTAGGCCTTAATACTGACACACAAACTGAACGCCTTTTGGCAGTGCCACAGGTTTCTGCTGAATGGGATAAAGCAAAAGCAGGTGATCAATACTGGAAAACACTGGGCAAAGAGAAGTTTTTAAACCCAGAGAAACCTGATGAATTCGCCGCACTGTTCCGTTTGTCCCAACGACCAGAAGACAAACAAGTAAGTTTTGCTTACAACTTGAATGCTGGGTATGGCGTCACGGAATTAGAAGATGCAGTAAACCAAGCCGTTGGTGAAAAGGCAACAGTAGACGCCAAGAAATTTGGTGCGTTAACTCAAAATGTGTTAAAGGACACCATTGAACAAATGAAGAAGGCCAAGGGAAAAGAACAAATGCTTGGCCTTATGCAAGGTTTTTCCGGCTTTGGAGAAATCATGGACATCAACAAAGAACTCAGTAACAGCATCCTTGGCGATTCTGGGGTTGGTGGTATTCTTTCTTTTACATCTGGCAAAGCGTCCCAGGATTCCCTGGAGAAAAGCCTTCAAAACATAACAGGTGTCAACAACAGCACCACCTACAACTGGCAACAATGGTTTGATACGGAGCTGAAGAAGAAGTACGAACAAGAAGTTGAACTTGGTTACAGCACCGAGGCAGCAAAAGACACCATCAAAGTTGAAGCGCAGTTTGCAAGGGATTTTATGGACAAGTATTTGATCCCACGTTTTAACACCTCTCGTTCAATCAGTGAATTCACGGAGTACCTTGATGTTCGGCAACAAGAACAAAACCCGTTCCAAACGCAAGACATGCTAAACGCTGTTAGTCAGGTTGCCAACTTGCGTGCCGATCAGTTTTTAGCTCAAGTTCAAAATACTCCCGACCGTTACTTTAATGCCGACTTTTATTTCAATCCCACTGGGGACAAGGCCAGGACTGATGCTTACTCTCAACAGTCTCAGGTAGTAGCAGATGATTGGGAAAAGGCAAAAGCCGGTGATGAATACTGGGCAAGCCAGGCTTATCGCTTTGGTATTGATCCAAATAACAAAGAACAATTTGCGCGAATGCACTTCCAGGTCAAGGGGAAAGGTTTGGGATACGACCCGGCAGAAGACGTATTAAACGCAGGGAAAGTACAAGATGAAATTTACAATAAAATCTTGCCTTCTCTTAAAGAAGAAGCACTAAAACAGGGATCAATCTTTGGTCAATTCATCACGCCAGAAGAGTTTGCCGATGAGATGTTGCAGGGCCTAGACCCAACGGATAAAGCTACTTGGCAAAAAGCGCTGGATGCTGTTGGCCTGAAGGATTTCCAGGGCAACCTGGGTGAATTTAAAGACTTAGTTGCAGAGACATTACGCACGGGTTCCGCACAACAAATCAGAGAGCAGATCAAATACCTGAATGAAAAAGGTGAGAAGCCTACTCAAAAAGTTTTAGGTGTTGATTATATTGAAAGGCCCGAAGATTACAAGACAGACTCGATCAAATCAGAAACGGAAATGTACAGAGTCTTTCAACAGGCCGGTTACAAGGGAACAGAAGATGAGTTTTACACAGACTTGTTCCCCGATACGGACCGAAGTGAGCAGCAGCTTCTCACCAAGGCGGGCGCAGGCAGCGCCCTTCAGTTAAAAGGACTTGACTTAAGTGATCCATCCGCATCCCTTGGTACTATCCAAAGTTTCTTTGGTGATGAGGACACCGATACAACAGATGAGACAACCACCAAAGAAAAAAGTATCTTTAACTTAGGATTGGATGATGAAGAAACAGATTACAAATCAAAGACAGGTAGCCAAATCTTGGGTGAATTTACATCGATGTTTAAAGGATTCTGATGTCTGACAAACGCAAAAAGGCCGCTGGTGCTGCCAAGTTGGCAAAAGATAAAATGGCCTGCAACAAACCGCAGCGCACTCCAGGTCACGCCACAAAGTCTCATGTTGTAAAAGCATGTAAAGACGGTGAAGAAAAAATTATCAGATTTGGACAGCAAGGAGTTGAAGGCGCAGGTAAAAACCCAACTTCAGAAAAGGACAAGGCCCGTCGCAAGTCTTATTACGCACGTCACAATGCGCAAGACTCAAATCCCGACAAAATGTCTGCACGCTACTGGAGCCACCGTGTAAAATGGTGAGCACCACATTGGTTTCCCATGGCCAAACCCAAGTCCAGCTCAGTCGTAAAGATTGAATCCCGCCCTAAAAAGACTCGTCAAGGACAGGGGCAACACTCACTTCCTAATCACGGACGCAAACAAACACGCGGCCAAGGTAAGTAAATTGTGTATGATTGGGAGTAACTAATGTTACTCCTATGTCGGATCTTTCCGCTGCGCTTAATCTGATCAGGAAATACGAAGGTTTTAACGAACAAGCTTTCGCAGATCCTCACACAGGGAAAGATCCGTACACCATTGGTTACGGCACACAGTTTTACCCTGACGGCTCTCCTGTCAAACGTGGTCAACGTTGCAGTCCACAAAAAGCACTAGAGCTGTTATTCCACGAAACAAATATCATTGACACCCAGCTGCTAAAGCAAAACCTAGGCCTTGATGACGGCATGCGTCAAGCCTTGATTTCTTTCATTCACTCCATCGGCTGGGAACCCTTCCTTTACAGCGCCATTATCGATTGCATTGAACACGAAGATTACTGCGGTGCTACGCGGGAAATGGGCCGGTGGATATTCAACGCTGATCATCAAGTCGTTGGTAATCTCCTGGATCGACGCCGAGAAGAAATCAACTTGTTCCTCCAAGGAGTTGATGCAAATCCCTGGGCCTCTACCGAGGTATTGTTGACGGCATTCCGCAATTACACCGCAGCACCTCATCAGGTGAAAGCAGTGCGACGCTTGGAAGAACTTATGAGTCCATACATCCTGGCAGAGTTTGGAAACAACTTCCGGATTGATGAAAACCCTTGGTTTGATTTTAACGACCAAGAAGCAGATCTTCTGTCCGCCAGCTAGCATTAGAATAATTGCAACACGCAAATGAAGGCTGGAATGGAGAGATCAGTCGAGCCCAGGGAATTTGAACTCCCGTTGGAATTGCAATTTTCTATGCGCAAAGCAGAACTTGCAGCGCAAGAGATGACATGGGATGAATTGCTGTACGCACTTCTGAACCTCTACCACCAACGCCTGATGGAGTGGTATGCCATCAAAGATATCCTCGCAGCAGAAAACATCTCGATTGACTTCGACATTCCCACCGACTTGGAATTAGCAGAACTCGCCGCCGCTTGTATTGGCGACGACGAGGATGACGAAGACGAAGATGAGCTTCAACCGTTTTAAGCTTCGTCCAAATCAATAAGGCGGTTGAGGTACCACTGTGCCTTCTTCAGTGATTCTGTCCCGCCTTTATGCTTCTCACGCCAGATATACTTCATGCAGTTGCCCTTGCAGTAACCACGGAATTCTTCGGTGGTTAAAGCTGCCTCAATGGCTTCAATGCACTCAATGCCCCCATCGGTGTAGTGAGAAGGATGATTAACCACATCCTCCTGGAGCACCGGAGCCTTTTCTTTCGTTAGCCAGGGCACAGGACAAATACCGTCCTTGCAGCCAGAATCGTCTGTTACCGGCTCAAACCACGACGCTTGCGTGACTGCTCCAACATCTCCTCGCTGGGCCCCTCCAGGTCCAGCACTAACGCCCTGGGCTTGGGTGATGCCCCCATCTGCAGGCCCTCCTCCATTGACGGAATGTACCCCGTCGTTCCAGGCCGTTGCCCCTCGAGATTCAGTGGATTCCTTTCCCGCCCCTGTTGACATGCGACCAAGCCTCGGTTGTACATATCCATTAATGGTACATCATTTGCTTCATTGTCGAGCGGTGCACCAAAATCTTCTTCGCTGAGGCAGCGGGACTTCACTTCGTCTTGAATGAAGCTATCTAAGAAACCTGCGGCGCCATGCATGGCGAATACCCTGGTTGATTTATTGCTTCTACAATGATACTATGGCAAAATTCTTTGACCCCAATTACGATCCAACGGCTGACGCTGGTACGTCAGGGGCTGAGGTTACTGACCTTA